TAGAACTAAATGCAGTTTCTCCACCGTTTGCAGCATCATTTACATCAGAATCAGCAGCCATTAAAACTGAAAATCCGTCAAATTCTCCTGCGTTTCCGTTTACACCTCCCCAGATGTTTTGCTCATTTTTTTCTGCTACTAAACCTGCAACGTGTCCGATAATGAAATCAGAAAACTTTGGAGGTAAGTTTTGATTTAAAGAGCTATAGCCCATTGAAATTGCTTCCCAATCAGATACGAAATCTTTTTTACAAAGCTCAAGGTTTACTTGGAATTCTTCTGGTTGAAGGATTCTTTCAGTCAATGTTACTGTAGCTGTATCTGTAAAATCACAAGTAGCATCTTTGATTACGTTAGAATCAGTTGCTACCTTTTTGATTACATCCTTAAACTTTACATTTGGTTTAATTTCGATGTTACCATTGTCTAATGTAGGAGAACTTAAAAGGGCAGCAGAAATATACTTCCCTGAAAACTCACCTGCATATGTACTTGTTATACTTACTGTAGTCGCCATAATTATTTATTTATTTATTTTAAAAATTTACTATTCTTTCTAATACACGGTCTTTTGTAGTTTTTCTTCTATTTTGTGCGTACAAGTAACCGTCTTTTTTTACTTCCCCTTCTGGGTTATGCTTGATAGGTTCTGCAGCAGGTTTAGATAATTCTTCTTTTACTGCTTCATCTATTTTTTCTTGCTCTGATAACATAGTAGTCATAGCAAGTCCGATTTCTTCTGCTTGTTCTTGATCTTTTAATTCAAGTTTAGCTTTTAGATCTTCAATGATAGCTTTTAATTCAGATACTTCGTCTTTTGAAGCATAAACTTCTTCTTTCATTTCTTCTTCTTCTGAAGTAGCTTCTTCTTCTTCTACTTCTTCTTCCATTTCTTTGATGTCAGAAATTAATCCTTCTTCAACGACAAGAATTCTACCATCTTCCATTTTGTATTCGCCATTTGGAACTGGTACTTTATCTTCTTCTGTAACTATAAAAACTTCTTTGTCTTTTTCAAACGATTCTGCTTCTAAAACAGTTCCGTTGTCTAATTTCATTTGCTCTAGTTTTACTTCTTCTGAAAGTTCAACTCCTAACAAATCTTTTACTTTGTTTAACATTTCTGTAGCTTTCATATATATATATCGTTTAAGGTTATTTATTTTGCATTTTTAGTTTGCTTTACTTGCTGTATTTAAAGCATCTAGTATCATATTTCTATTTGATAAAAATTTTTGTAACTCCCTTTGACCTTCATCGTATAATTGTGTAGCCATATTATAAGAAGCATATGCTTTAGGATTTATCCCTAAATCTCTTGCACTTCTTTCGTAGTTGTCTATAGATTGTTCCAGTTTATTTAAATCTTTTTCTAATTTTTTGTAGAAATTATCTAACGTATCATTTTCATTAAAAAATTGTTCTGCTTTTCTGCTGTAATCATCTCTTATTTTGAGAAATTGTTTTGCATCTTGTATAGAACTGTCAAGATTTACATATCCAATAGAATTATCAATAAGTTTTATATCATTATTTAAATCATCAACTAATGCCAACTCAATTTTTTCTGATTTTAATTCCTCTTTGTTTATTTGTTTATAAACTGATTTTAATGTTTTTGGATTCATTTTTATTTATTTTGCATTTTTATAATACTCTAAAACTTTTCATATCTACGCCTAATACATCAATTTCATCCATTACTTGTTCTAATCTTGAATAACCTTCTACATTGTTAGGAGATATACCTAATGCCTTTGCAGCTTTATTAGCTTCTTGAATTACTTTAGATGCTTTTGCGTAAAGTTGGTCTGCATTTTGTGCTTCTTTTTTAATTTTACTTTCTAATTTTTCTGCATCCTTAAATTCTTTTTCTACTCTTTTTTGAGTATCAAGCCCTACATTCCTTAAACTTTTTAGTTCTTCAATACCATCGCTAATTCTTCTAATAGAACCTTTGATGTCATCAACTAAAGCTAATTCAACTTTGTTAGTTTGTAATTGTGTTTTATCTTCTTCAGATAATTTTTGATAGATTTTTTTTAATGTTCTTGTATCCATTTTTATTTAATTTTAAGATGTTCTATATATTGACCCTATGCCCTGCGCTCTTAAAGAACCATCACAGCATTCAATACTATATGTATTTGTGTCCCAACATAAACAAGCTTTTCTTCCTCCTTTTGGACTTGTATAGCTAGGTATGTAATTTTCTCTAGATGTATTTGTTTTCCAATTCATTATTTAATAGGTATGCAGTTAGGGACTAATCTTCCATTCTTTCTTTTCATTCCGTATTGTTCGTACCCTGCTTGACAAGGTGCTTTCAATTCGTGATACTCACAAGGCATATACCATATTTGACCTTCAAAGTCGTGTTCGTGTACGCCCTCGCATCCTAAATCTGCAGATATTTCTTCAGCTCTTTCTTTTGATGAATAAGCTAATCTGTCGTCTATAATAGCAAAGTCATCGTTTACTTTCATAGATGCTAATTCTATTTCGCCTAGTTCTTTTAGTTTAGATGCGCTCCATCTTAAACCTGCTTTGCCACCCCATAATAAATATGAGATAGTTCCACACGCTTCATTGTCTCCTTCTTTATAATATTCTTCTGCTCTTGATAAATAAGAGTACATTCTTTTTATTGTCTCTTTGCTTATAGGTTTACCTTGTGCTAATTGTTGCGCTCTAATCTTACCTACATCAGTTGCACATTTATTATTGACTTTCTTATTTAGATCAATACCTCTTTTAGCATTGTTCTTTACTCCACTAGGATAATCACTATAAGATTCCATTATCATTTTCTTTCCGCTCTTATATCTTTTGTCATTTCTTATAATACCCTTTACTTCTGACAATAATTCTTCTGCTTCAGCTTCTACATCTGCAAAGTCATTTATTTGCTCTTTAGGTCTTTCCATTTTGTCTGCAAAGTAACCTTCTATACTAAATCCTTTTACCTTCCCTGTCTTTACATACTCATTCCATATATCTTCATTGTTTACTTTTACCGCACCCATCCAAGTTCCTACAGGTAAATCCATATCATACTTTCTTGACTTATCGTGTACCTCATCTTCAATAATCCAAGATTCTACTAAAGACAAACCTTGTATAGAATGTTGATGTTCTAAAGTTGAATTGTTTTGGTTGCCTTTTTGCAAATAAAGTTGGGATGCTTTTAATACTGTACTTTTAGAGAAGTATATATAATATTCATCTTCTCCATTTCTTCGATATATCGGTTTGTTAGGTATTAATAAAGCTCCCAATAGAATACGTTTATCTTTGTCTATTTCAGCTAGTTTTATTTCTTGTTGATTTTTTAAAGCGACAAAATCTTCTTCTATTGCAGGATTCTCAACTATACTAATCGCTTCTATTCCTGAAATCTCTTGATCTTCGTCTAAAATTAATTCGACTATTCTCATAATTATATATCGTTTTTTAAATTAAATTTTGTATTTATCCTATCGCTGCTCCTTGTACTATATTTCTGTCTAGTTCTTGAGCAGTTGAAACATCATTACTTACTACAAATGCTTTTACTGGTTGTTGTTGTTGTTCGCCTATTGCTGTAGCTAATTGGTTTATGCCACCTGCTCCTACTACATTAAATGCAGGAGGAAGTGAACCTCCAGAAGGAGTTGCAACTTGCGGAACTTCTGCTGATGCACCACCTATAGGAACTTTTGTTTTACTTACTGCTTTTTTAACGCTTCTAATAATTCCAATACCTTGAGCTATTGCTGCTGCTATTGTAATAATGTTTTGCGGAAAACCAATTTTACTACTTTCTGATACGTTTTGTGCAGCATCAACACCTGCTTCTGCTACAGCTTTTGTTCCTTTAAAAGTTATTCTTTTAACATCTAATAAAGTTTCCTGTAATGCTAATGCTTGTTTTGCTATTAATAATGCTTTACCAATTCCTGATTCTGCATCTGCAAATTGACTAATAGCATCAAGTACCATTTGTTTATCTGTTATTTTTTGTTTCTCTATATTTCTTTCTTCTTCTGCTTGTATCTTTTTTGCTTCAATTAATTCATTACCAAGTTCTGTTTCTCTATTGTTTGCTTCTTGTATAAAAGCTAATCTTTCATTTTCTGCGTCTGCAAATGCTTGTGTTCCTAAAGTATAAGTATCTCTTTTAGCTATTAATCTTTCTAATTCTTGTTCTTTTTCTAATTTTAAATTTTCTTGTTGTTTCTGTATTCTTAATACATCATTCTCTATTTGTTCCGCATTAAAATCTCTTTCTACTTTTGCTCTTTCAGTTGCAGCGTCAGTATTAGATTGTTCTAGTTCTAGCTTTTCTCTTAATAAAGCGTTTCTATTAGAATCTTGTTCTGACATAAATCCTGTAATCTGTGCTTCTATAGCTGCTTTTTCGTTTTTAGCTTCTTGTAAAGCTATAGCATTTGCATCATTACCGTTTTTATCGAATTGCGCTTGAGCTGCTGTTAAAATAGCATCTGCGTTTGCAAGCATCGCTTCTTTTTGTTGATCTAATACAGCTTTTAAGTCATTGTTAGCTTTTATTCTTTCGTCTATGGTTTTAAATTCATCGTCTCTTGTCTGTCTTAATAATTCAGCTTGTCTATCATAATCTTCTATAATACCTTGATTTAATACTCTTGCCTTTTCAGCTTCTTTATTTAATTTTACATTTTCTTTTCCTGCTTTTATAGTTTCTTTTACATAGTTTCCTATAGTAGATGTAACTTCTTCAAAACTTTCATCTTGACCTGTAATTATATCTATACTTTCTCTACCTGCTTGTTTAAAGTTGTCTACTGCGTCTTTAAAATTGCCTTTAAATAAATCGCCTATACCTTTAGCAACAAAACCTAATGTTTCAACTAATTGTTCAAATCTAACTACAACTCCATCTACTAAAGCATTACCAAAATCTTTAATAGTTTGTACTGGGTCTGTAAATAATGATTTAAATGCGTTTACAATTCCTCCTACATTATCAAATATAAAATTAAAGAAATCATTAAAAGCTAAAGACAATACTTCAAATGTAGTAGAAAATATATCTGCTACTTTTTGATTTTGATTTAATACTTCTGTAAACTTTGCAAAAGCTGCAACTATAATACCAATACCTAGAGCTTTTAATCCAGTACCTATTTTCTTAACACCACCTGCTGTTTTATCAGATGCTTTTTCTACCTCTTGTAAACCTGCTTTAGTGTCTTTGTTACCTTCAGCTACTTCTTTATTTAGCTTTTGTATCTCTTTTTTAAGGTCAGCAATTTCTTTAACCGCCTTGTCAGTTTTAGCTTCTAAATCTACTACTATTTTCTTTGCCATTTTACTTCGTTTTTAATTTGTTTAACACCTTCTGTAAATGTTTCAGGTAATTTATATTTACCTTGCGCTATTCTTATTCTTTCTGTTTCGCCATTTGCTACTTGTAATAACTCTATTATATTCTGTAACATTATACTATATTTAATAATTCAAGATCAGATTCTCCTGTACCTAAATTTGTTGTTATACTATTTATTCTATATTCTTGATTACCTAACACAAACTTATCTGCTAGTGTATAGGTTCTTAATATCTTCAATGGCAAAAATGCTTTTAGTTTTATTAATCTTCTTTTAGTATTAAATACATCTTGTATATAGTTCTTGTATAAATCGTCAAATAAAGTACCATCAAAGTTTTGACTAGGTTCATATTCATTAGTTTCTAATCCAAAATGTAAGACTGTATCATCTGTACTTGCATTTAATGATACTGAATTACTAGGTATATAATATCCTGTATATCCTGTTTCTGGAATTGCAATATGTGATGTGCCTAATGAATTTAAAAATGATATAGTTGTAGGACTAGAATTATTGTATATAGAATAAAATAATAGTGGTTCGCCTTTTATAGGTTGCTCATTCTCGTCTATCATATAGCCAACTTGTACATTTTGTCTTGTACCTCCTGTTCCGTCTGGTAATCTTTCAAATTGCATATGTTCAAAAGGTGCTTCTACTTTATATGTACCTCCATCTAATGATTCAAAATTATCATATTCTTCTGAACCCCATTCTTCATTAAAAATTTGATTATATACTGATGCTAATAAAGATTTTGTTCCTTTGAATTTAAAAGATATTTTTTTATATGGTAATGCTACATTTA